TAAATTCAAATTCGATGTACAACCTAATAACAACAATCACAGAATTGCCTAAGCTGATTGGCTGAGCAGATTTCCCGAACTCACCACAGGGGATGGGGCTTATTAAGATGATTCAAGACTTCATCAACTCGGAGTACAGATATACTGGAACTCAGGTAAAAGAAGCATTTACACTGGCAGTAAAAAGGGAACTTTACTTGGACGGCAAACGAGTAGACCCTTCAACCTTTGGGCAACACCTTTCTGTTAATGTGGTCGGTCAGGTGCTGACGGCTTATAAGGAACACATAAGGAAAGGAAAAGCAAGACCGGGCTACAATCAAAACCAACTACCCGAAGCACCAGTAAAGAAGATAACACCAGCCGAAGCGTGGGACTTGGTTCTCAAGTGGTTTAAAGAAGAAGGGCAACCTCCGCAGTTCGCGCCTTACTTATCGGCTTATGAATACCTTCTAAGCAACAACCAAGTGAAACCAGTTAAACACTCAACCAAGAAGTTCGGGAACTTTGACGAAGATTGCCCCGAACGGTTATCGGTTGAAAGGTATCTTTTACAACATTGTAAATAAATACTTAACTTGCGAAAGTGAAACAACAAGCCGCAATCGACCTACTTGCAGACGAGGAACTCCACGAACTCGCGGATAAGTTGTGCAACTGCCCGGACGACTTGATTCAGGAAGTCGCAATGGTTCTACTGGAGATGACCGAAGAGAAATGGAATCAGATTAACGAAGGCGGTTACTTGCGGTTTTACGTGGTTAGAACAATGATGACAATGGCGACCAGTCCGCGTTCCAGCTTCTCGAAACTCTACGACCTCCACAACCATAAGAAGGTTGACCACGAGAGAGAGGACTACGATTGGGAAAAAGAAGAGGACATTTCGTTGATTGAAACACTTATGCAAGAGTTGCATTGGTACGACCGCGAAGTTCTTAAACTATGGCTGGAAGAAGGCAGTTACAGAAAGGTCGCGAAGAAGGTGGGCATACCTTACAAGAGCATCGGCAACACCGTAAAGAAAACAATAGAAACACTTAGAGCGAATTACTATGGAATACATCTTGAGCGCATTATCCGGGAGCGTGTTAAGCTTCCTTTGGATTGAAGTCTTTGGCATTGACCTACTTCTAAAAAAGTGGCTTGGAATGAACGAGAGCCAGTCTTTTAAGCCGTTAGACTGTCGGCTTTGTTTGTCGTTTTGGTTTGGAGTTCTTTACTGCGCTAACGACCCGGAGGCACTTCTTTACGTTCCTCTCCTGAGTGTTTTGTTTGAGCGGTTAATGTGGAGGTTTGAAATATGAGCGATGCAGTTACATTCTGTTGCATATTGCTTTTATTGGTTTGGATTGTACGAATTTTAAAAGGAGAAAATTTTAACTAATGGACAAAAAACAACTTTTGCTATTTATCAAAGAGAGGCACGAGGCACTAAGTAGAATGAAAGCCGCGAAGTTCTCAGGACGAATAACACGAGAAGAACAGAAACTTTACCAAGATGCTTGGTCGTACATTGACCCGAAAGCAAAGGTTTGTTTTACTTGTGGAAGGAGTCCGCAGATTATGAGTGTTGCTCTTCTGAACTATTACGAAGCCAACAAACCAAAGAGACGCAAAAAGAAGTGAAGTATAACAACGACTTTCGACACGACTTAGAAGTCGGGCAACTCGGAGAGAAGCTACTGGCGGACATCTTAGAGAACCGAACCATTGAAGTAAAGAAAGACTTGAAAGCAACGCAAACGGGAAACGTGTTTATTGAATACTCTTCACGAGGCAAGCGTTCCGGGCTTTCGACTTCTGAAGCTGACTACTGGGCTTTGATAGTTTCGGAGAATGTTATTAAATTAGTCAAGACTGACTTTTTAAAAGAACTATGCCGAACGTATCTTGGAACTAAACGAGACGTTCTCGGAGGAGACAACGACACGAGCAAAGGCATACTTTTACCAATCTCAGAAATATGAGAGAGAACAAGCAACACGAAAATTACGGGCTTTACATTACTCAAAACACGTATACGATGGAGTTCTATTGCTTCAGTAGAGAAGCCGCAGACGACTACTGGAACGGTAACCCGTGTAAGAAAGCAAAAGGAAAGACGAGTCACGAGGCTCTAAAAAATTACAAGAATGGATTATATTGCGATAAGTAAGGTTAGACCAAACTCGGACAACCCGCGTTACATCAAGGACGAGAAGTTTAAGAAGTTGGTTCAATCGCTCCGGGACTTTCCTGAGATGGCTAACGTCCGACCGATAGTCGTTAACAAAGAGATGATAGTCCTGGGCGGTAATATGCGCTTAAAGGCAATGCAAGAAGCTGGATGGTCAGAGGTACCCGTTCAAGTTGTTGATTGGTCAGAAGAAAAACAGCGCGAGTTCATCATCAAAGACAACGTAGGGTTTGGAGAATGGGACTGGGACGAGTTGGCGAATACTTGGAATGAAATGGAATTAGATGCTTGGGGTTTAGATGTTCCGAACTTTCTTGAAATGCCGACAGATGAAGATTTGATAGGAGAAGAAAAGAACAAACCAGCGACTATGAAAATAACATTCACAAGCCCCGAACAACTGCAAAGTGCTGAGATTGACATTCAAGAACTACTTGACCGAAAGTATCAAGGTGCGTTCTTTTCCGTAAGTGCTGGAGAGATATGAGATTAGAAAAGGCATCATATAAAGCAGTAAAATACGCTTGCTTAAAGTTTCACTATGCAAAAGTCTGCCCGGTTGTTGGAATTGCTTTTTCAGTATTCAATAAAAGTAATCAATGGTGTGGAGTGATTACATTTGGATATGGTGCCTCAGCAAATATGGGTAAGCCATACGGATTAAAGCACGGACAATACTTGGAACTAACAAGGATGGCTTTGAATGGTAAGCAAGAGAGCACATCAAAAGCAATGGCTATTGCAATGAAGTTAATTAAGAAGAAATGCCCAACAGCAAAGCTGTTAATTAGCTATGCAGACAAAGGTCAGAATCATAAAGGTATTATTTATCAAGCTACAAATTGGCATTTAGTAGATGAAAGTGAAAGCTCAGGCAATGAGGTATTTTATAAAGGTAAATGGGTACACGATAGAGGACCAAATACATTGCCAAAAGAACAGAGAGAAAAACTAACATACAGGAAGAAAAGCGGAAAATACAAATACGTCTACCCACTTGACAAATCTTTAGTACCTTTATGCCAATCGCTGGCGAAACCATATCCAAAAAATGCGTCAGAAGTGTAATGGTTGCACATTCTACTTCCAGTAGAAAGGAGGAGTTCGATTCTACCCTGACGCTCACCAAACAACGAAATAACAGCGATGCCAAACCCTGAGAACATAGAACAGCACAAGTTCAAGAAAGGACAGAGCGGCAACCCGAAAGGGCGACCGAAGAACGTGGAGACGCTTCTAAAAGAACACTTCCTTGATGAGCATAACGTCAAACTCTCCAAGTCTCAGGTTCAGGACATAATCAAGAACGTACTGGGCAAGTCCCGGAGCGAGTTGGTGGAGTTGGCAAAGAATGACGAACTTCCGTTTTGGATTGCTCTCATTGCTAAGAAAGCGCAGAGGGACTACGAGAAGGGTTCGATTCATATTCTCGATGTTCTCTTTGACCGGGTTTACGGCAAACCGAAAGAGGAGGTTGAGCAGACTGTCAACGGTGGAAAGCCTGACCGAATAGACGTTATTATTCACGAGCCAAAGGATGACAATTGACGGAACGAGAGTTTTTCGCAAACTATGGAACGCGCTTAATGATAAATCAGTTCGGGGAATTGTTTTGGAAGGTGGCTCACGTTCCTCGAAAACGTGGTCAATCTGTCAAGCGTTGCTCCTACTTGGTACGCAAACACCGCAGAGATTCGCGATTGCAAGGTGGAGAAGAACGTGGATTAAGCCGACGGTACTCGACACGTTTAAAAAGGTCTTTGCAAGTGTTGAAAGCTGGTCGGAGGAATCGTTTAATAAATCGGAACTAACTTACCAGCATTACGGCTCTTCCTTTG